ATGGACTCATGGGGTGAATATCTAGTTGCTTGCTCTAGCTCAGATGGCAAGATCTACGAGTGGCAGTTATCTACAGGGACAATTGCTGCTCCAGTTACTAACGCGCCAGTAGGTTGCAGATCTATACTAGTGACTGAGGAGCGATTCTTAATGGCTTTAGGCGCTGCTGGAAATCCGCGCTTAGTACAATGGTCAGATCGTGAAAATAATACTGTATGGACACCCGCAGCAACCAATGAAGCTGGCAGCTTAGAGTTGCAGACAAGTGGGCGTATCAGGTGCGGCGTAAAAGTTCAAAACCAATCATTAATACTAACTGATACAGACGCTCATGTGGCGACTTACTCAGGCCCGCCATACGTTTACGGAATTGAACGTGTTGGAACATCATGCGGCATTATCTCTACTAACGCAGTTTCTGTTGTTGACAAGGGTGCGGTATGGATGGGTAGCAGGTCATTTTACACTTACACTGGCGGCGCTGTATCAGAGGTTAGTTGCGAGGTGTCTGATTATGTTTTCTCTGACATTAACCACAGCCAAGCCAGTAAAGTGGCGGCAGTATCTAATGCTAACTTTGGTGAAATTTGGTGGTTTTATCCGTCAAGTGGCTCTAATGAAAATGACCGCTATGTCGTGTTTAACTACAACGACAATACATGGGCTATTGGTACAATGGCTAGGACTGCTGGCGTTGACGCTGGAGTGTATCGTTTACCAATTATAGTGTCTGCTTTAAATAAGAAATTATACGAGCATGAAATTGGATTTAACTATGATGGTGGTGAGCCATTTGCTGAATCAGGCCCAATATCAATTGGCAGTGGCGATAACGTCATGTCAGTTACCCAAATGATACCAGACGAAAAGACTCAAGGTGATGTGGACGCAACTTTTAAAACTAGATTCTATCCCAACGATGTGGAGAGAACATACGGCCCATACAATATGTCTAACCCCGTTAGTCTACGCTTTACTGGCAGACAAGTCAGGATACGCGTTGAAGGCGTTAATACTGATGATTGGCGTGTTGGTATTAATCGATTGGAAGTCAAGCAAGGCGGTAGACGTTGAGCATACTAGATCAGCCACCAAAGATACTTAACGGAAACTGGCCCCAGTGGGCGCAGCGTACCTCGTCATGGCTAGCAAAGACCCGCAGTGCTTTAAGGCATAAGGTAGCAGGTGAGTCAGCAGCAGAAGATGGCGTGTTGTTATGGGATGTAGCTGGATACCCTGTCGTTTCAGTTAATGGTGTTTATGTACCTATTCAGATTACTAGAGGTTATACAGTGTCGGCATTGCCTACTGGTGTCATTGGTCAACGGGCCTATGTGACAGACGCAGCCTCACCCAGTTTTGGCTCTGCGGTATCTGGTGGCGGTGCGGTGGTTATACCCGTATTTAGAAATGCTAGTGCTTGGATTGTTGGGTGACTGAGTTACAACGCTGCAAAGGCTGGATTGAAGCGGCTTTAGAATATGGCGGTGGGACTCACTTATTTGAAGATATTGTTGAGTCTATTGCCTCTGGAAAGATGCAGTTATGGCCTGCTAAAGACTCATGCCTTGTTACAGAAATTACAGTATACCCAAGGAAAAAGGTGCTTCATGTATTCCTTGGCGGTGGTGACCTCAATGAAATTTTGGGTATGCACCAATCAGTGGTACAATGGGCCAAAGACCAAGGTTGCGAAAGTCTTACTATGACAGGTCGCCAAGGCTGGGTTAAGGCATTAAAAAATGATGGCTGGAAATCACAGCTAGTGTTATTAGAGAAGAGGTTCTAGGTCATGTCAAAAGGCGGTTCGACTACACAAAGCACAGATATTCCAAAATGGTTGGAAGACGCAGCTAAAGAAAACATTAATAAAGGTCGTGATGTCGCAGGTATAGGTTACACGCCTTACTATGGCCCAGAAGTGGCAGCCTTTAACCCAATGCAACAGCAGTCTATGCAATCTACTGGAAGCGCAGCTAGCGCCTTTGGATTGGCCCCACAGGGCTTTGACGCTACAGCAGGTATTCCACAAGCTCAAACATTCGCAGGAGGCGTACAAGGCTATTCCAGCGCACCTATATTTGAACAAGCTTTAAGCAGCCTACAGCAAAACCGTCCAGGACAGTTTGATGCTATCAGCAATATGTTTATTGACCCATTTACTGGATCAGCAGCTTCAAATGGCTCTTCATCTTCAAATGCCTACGCAAATTCACCAGAACAAATGAACCAGATGTTTAGCAATAGCCCTACTAACTTCAGTCAAGGTGGTGGTAATACCTCACAAGGCAATCAAGGTTTTGGGTATGATCACAGCGGCTATGATCGATTCCCAGCAGATAATGTGGGTGGGTTTGACTACAATAACGATATGTTTACTCGGTCGGATACGGGTGCTTATTACCCAATACAAGAGCAAGCTCAGTTAAAAGATGTGATGGGTATGGGTGGTGGTATTCCAGGATTGATCGGGGATAAGTTAGGTGGCGACAGTAACCTAGTAGGCGGTGCTTTATCCGCTTATGCTGATATGTCACCAATGTCTGACTTTGTTAATCAAGTTCAATATGGTATGAATAAAGGCTCCATGCAACAGTATCAAGCCATGTCTAAGTCTAATCCTGATTGGGCAGGTATGTCTGAGTTTGATAAGGTTGATGCTGCAAAGAAAGCGTATCAGGCAGGAACAGCATTACCAACACCTACTGCTCAAGTAAATGTAGCACCTACACCATATCAAGGTGGCGGCAGAGATCCACAGAGCTATATTAGCGCTGGCTATGATCGATTCCCTAACGTGGAAGTCACTCCATTGGCTAATAATAACATTAGCGGCGAGGCTTTAGACCTTATGTCTATGTTGGATATGGAAATTTCACAAGAAGAGTTAGATGATCGAACGCAAGAAGAAGCCGATAAAAAGCGTATGGCGGCTGAAAAGGCATCACAGTTAGCGCAGAGAGCAGCTGGTGGTGGTGATGGGGGAGGTGCAAGGAAACGATCTTCTGGCGCTGTGGCAAAACAAAGAGGCAACACCTATAGTGGTGGTGGAAAAGCGGCTGCGTCAGGATATGGCGGAATCTCTGGCGGCGGCGGCAGATAAGCTACTAACTTTAAGTAAGGAATAACATCATGGCAGCACCAGCAGGCGGAAACGCACAAGTACCAAGTAATTTCACAGATCAACGGTATCGAGGCGGCTCACCCGACCCTAGAATTAGCGGTATTGGTCAAGGCCCAGCAGGAGTAACCCCTAGAGGCGGGCCGCAACAACTACCACAACCTATGCCTATGCCTGTAGCTCAACAAGCGCCACAGTATGATGTTAATACAGCAGCAGCTCAAGGCTTGCAGGCGGCTCAAATGGGTGCTTCAGCAGAGATGGGCTACAAGCCTATGGCTGTTAATAGCGGTGTTTATAATCCAGCACAGGTAGGAGCTACAGGCTATACTGCTGGCAGTGTAGGTAGTCAGGGTTATAATGCTGCTCAATCTGGCGCAGCTCCAACATTAAGCGCAAGCCAAGTAGCTGGTGGTCAAATAGCTGGCACTGACTTGCAAGCCTATATGAACCCTTATGAAGATCAGGTTGTTCAACAATCGCTAAATGATCTTGAACGTAGCCGACTAATGCAACAGAACATTGGTGGCGCACAAGCAGGTGCAGCTAATGCGTTTGGCGGTTCACGACAAGGTATTGCAGAGGCAGAGACTAACAGAGCTTTTGCAGAACAAGCAGCTCGCACAGCTTCTGGCTTACGTCAGACAGGTTATCAGAATGCACAGCAAATGGCAGGGCAAGACATTGCTACAGGTATGCAAGCAAGCCTAGCTAACCAAGGTGCTAACCTACAGGCAGGCACAACATCTGCTCAGTTAGGGCAACAACGTGCTTTACAGAATCAATCAGCACTAAACCAAGCAGGTCAATTCGGTTCAAGTGCAGCTAACCAAGCAGCATTGCAGAATCAAGCAGCCTTGAACCAGGCTAGACAGTATGGTGCAGGTGCTACTAACCAAGCTTCATTGTCTAACCAAGGTGCTTTTAACCAAGCTGGTCAGTTTAACTCTAGCCAGAATATGCAGGCACAGCTAGCTAATCAACAGGCAGGTCTATCAGGTTCACAGCAGCGC